TATCTTCAGGGGCTTTATTCGCAGAACCCCGCCACTCCGCCAGTATTGGACAGCGGACAAATCGAGTTATTTTAGGGGGTCTTAAAATGTGTATTTCATCAATTCACGGTTTACAGCTGTATATAATAAGAAATTCTGGTTTTTCCGGTAAATTAATAAATGATGTTATAGTTGCGCTTGGCTATAATCCGCTTCATGGCACAAAAAAAGAATTTATAGAACTATCGGGAATATTGGTAGACTGTGTAAAAAAGGGTGTAAATAGTAATATAAAAGGTTTTTCAAATGATGCTGAATTATATCTTTTTTTCCAGAAAAATCGCAAGGAAATCGGAATTCACTTGCAACTGGACGCCACCGGAAAATTAACGGATTTAGCTTCTATTGTACAAAATTTCTACTTTTACACTAATAAATACAGGCTTTGGGCTTTAGATATTGAAAAAGCTTTATGGGATAATCAACCCTATTCCGAATTAACAGAAATTTATAATGCTTTTTCTTTGTACACATTGGATGAAATCTCTAAAACCTGGTACAGGCTTTTAGAAGAAAATCCTGTCTATGATGCATTATTAACCGCATAACAAACCGCCCCCCCCCCTTTTTTTTGGGGGGGGGTAATTTTTCATTGAGGAGTTAATCATGTGTAAACCAACTTTTCAAGGCGTTGATTTTTCGTATACTTACGAAAAAGAAACAGGAAATTATATTCTAATTTGGGATGAATACAAAATTGAAATTTATCTCAAGGATGAAGACGCTGTTTTATTTAGACAGTTACTCGGAACAATAAAAAGCGACCCGACAAAAGACATAAACGCCAAGATTGAAAGAACAATTAAGATTTATTTTTATTTCCGTTACTCTTGCCCGATGCCCCACTTTGTAGAAGAATAAATAAGCTGTCCGGTGGTGAAGGAGAAAGATCGCCGGACAGCTAACAAAATTAGTAACCCTTACACTGACAGCAGCAAGACAACCGCCATTACCGCCGTATTTTTGAAAGAACAACCCCTATTCCCTTTGCTCTCGCCAACTATGTTGGCGCTTGCTAATTGCTCTTTGTTTTCAATACGACCATGTTGTTTTTCGGGCGCGTAACGAGGAAACCGTCCCTCTTGCGGAAGCGGAGAAACAATTCCCCATATTCAAGACTCTCTGTAGTTTGATCAAACTTTTTCAACTCGATGCCCCGCCTGTTACCATGCTGAATTCTCTTGGGGTTCATAAAGATTGCAAAAATTTCACCAGCCTTAATGTCAGCTATCTGCGGAAGGATAGAAACCTCGTGATAGGTGTACAAATCCAGTTTTCCAGGCATTGCTTCAGTCGGACGCCGCCAAATCGGGCGTCCTTCGTTGTCCTCGATATTTGCAATATGATTCAGTACCGTCTCATTGAGAAACCACGCACAGTCTTTGCGCTCCTCTGCGCCGACTTTATAAACAGCGTCCCGAAAATCCTTCCACGTCAAGTCATTGGCGCTGTTTCCCTTGATAGTTACTTCCGTTACATCGGCGCAAGCCATAGCCCCGGTAAAAGGATCGTTATCAGCTAACAGGCATTGGCGATCAAATTCCTGTCCGTATGTCTCATTGAATTCATCCACGAACATTTGACCGAGATCAACAAAAACGTCCTCTTCGTATTCGTCAAACCACGGTATATAGCCCGCAAGGGTGTACGCTTTCAATTCGACCCTTTCCGCGCCCTTCGGTTTGCTCCCTTCAATTTTCGTACCGTATGCGGTGTGCCAATTAAGCTGAACGCCGCCTCTGTCTCGTGTAGGAAGAAAGATAGAGGGACCCGACATTGGACGATGCCGGACTAAATTCATCATCACGGATTTTTTTGCCACATCGGACATAATCTCCGTTTCATAAATCGGATTGATAAGGTATTGTTCATTGCTTGGCGTAAAATTTCCCATAGGATCGCCGAGAGCCGCCTTTGTAACCGTCCAGCCTTTTTCTCCCAATGCAACATCTTTGGGGTTCGTCCAGTTTTCGCTTTTGAAATTGGGTGTAAACGCCAATTCCGCCAGCGTTTTATAATTTCCCGACCAAGCCGCCGCAATTCCCTTGCCCAGGTTGTACAACAATTCCCGCCTTGAAAGCTCCCTGGGGTTTCTCGCCTGTCCCTTGATTTCTTCCCGCAGACTCTTGACGGATTTATGCAAGGCTTCCACTTCTCCGCTTTCCTGAACGGTGATAGTCTCAAGGGTCTTGACTATCCCCTCCAAAATAGCCTCTTTCTCTTGAAAATACGCTGTTGCATTTTCCATTTTTGAAAATCCCGTACTCTCAATTTTTTGCATTTCGGCTATTTTATTTTTGATAGCCTTCAAATTTTCGTCCATAATATTACCCCTCTAAAAATTTATTAAGCCGCCCCAAAATGGGTTAGCATTAGAACCTTTTTCACAATTCCCAATTTCCAATTCCCCATTCCCCTTTGACTTTGCCAAAGCAAACGGATTAGCCGGAACATTACAAATTGAGAATTCAAGCAATTCTTGTTTTCTGAAAATGAGCGATGTTCCATCCTTGCCGCCATTTGGCGCGTCATCTTTTGACGGTATCTCTATCTCAATGACCCTAAACCCGACCGAACCGGCGCGGATAACGCCAGCCTTTACACGTTCCCCGATAGACCACCCGAAAACGTCAAAAGACTTGTCGTTAAAAACAACAAGACCATTAAGCCCCTTGTCATCAACAGACAAACTTTCAATTTTCCCGATAGCCGGAATATCGTACCTATGCGCCCATTCAACAATCGGATTTCTTATGTATTGAGAAAAATCCCAACCCGCCGGATCTATCCTTTCCCCATAACGGTCAAGGTCAAAAGTCGAAAGCGTCCAAGCTATTCCGTCAGGAATAGCAGATACCCTCTTTTCGCTTTCGCTGTCAGCCGTTAAGCGAAACGGCACGGACGCAATCAATTCCACATCACCCGCAACCCGCTGAACCCCCTCCGCCTCTTTCTTCACGCCAAGAAAATCAAACAATACCGATGAATTCCCCGATATGAATTCCCCGCCCTTCGTTCTAATAATCATAACTTTCTCTCCTCTTATCTTCTTTCTTTGCTATTTGCTCTCTGCTATCGCCAACTCTGTTGGCGCTTGCTCTTTTGTATTGCTCATTGCTCATTGCTCACTGTTAATTGCAATTTCTCATTCGTCCGCTGTTTAACATCTGCCCATTCAGGCAAAACTAATTCTTTATCCTTGCGGTAAAATTGTAGGTCATCTTTATGAACCAAGCCGCTAGTCCATGCGCTTGAAATCAATTCTTCCTTGCTGTTAATATGGAAAATGTCATACATATCAATTAATTTGTTGTCTACTGTTCTCCTTGATACATTCATTTCATCTGCTATGTCTTCTACTTTCATACCGCTGCACAGTAAAATCAGACATTCAAATTCTCTTTTGGTAAAATAGCTTCTTGTTTCCGGCCATTCGGGGAAAAGGTCAAGGATACCCTGAACCACAGGCGATATATATTCTTTGCCGTTTTTTATTATCTCTAATCCACGTTTAAATTCTTCCAGACCGTCAGCCCACAAGTGAAGGAACGATCTGGCTCCATGCCATATAAACCATGCCGCAATCGTCAAAGGGTAATTAGTTACCGCAACGGCGGCTATATTTAATTTTGGAAACCTATCGTGAATTTCCCCCACAAAAAACGGCGTTGACGCCTGGTTAAAATCACTGTCAATTAAAATAATTCGGGGTTTTAATTCTTCAATTTTTTTTCCCAATTCTTTATTCTCCAATCCGGTAACAAAAACATTGTAAAATCCTGCGTTTATCAAATAACGTTTGATATTGGGATATAGCATTTTTGCCCTGCTAATAACCAATGTACCGCCCGTCATGTTATTCCCTTAAATCTCCTTTTTTTCGGAGACGGAAACAGGAACTAAATTTTGCGGTCTATACCAAACATCACCCCACGGCTTTGTTTCCTTGCCTCGTTCCCGCAGCACTTCATTTATCGTTTTTAAGCCTGCGTTTATTTCCGCAATATCCCTCTTGCTCTGCGCGTCCTCGCTTTCCTGCAATTCGGGAATATCCGTCAGATCAAAAACGCCGCGCTCTTTAATGCCGAACCGAATAAAAAACTTGCTTTCAAGTATTTGCTCAAAATGTTTTAATAAGGGAATAAGGGTATATTTCCAGAACGCAGCGTGTTGCTCCGCTGTGTCCTTGCCGCTTAAAGCCGTAGACTTGTCAGAGATATTTGCCACTCTTGGCGGTATTCCGAATTTCGCAAGGATTGTATACAAGTTCCACTTTTTTAACTCGAAAAGTTTTATAACGTCAGGGCTGAACGTAACAGGCTTAAACTCCGTACCTTTACCGAGTACGGCAATTTTTCTCCCTGATTTAACATTGCCGTATTTGCTCTCCCATCGCCTTTCTAACTGGTCGGCTTCCTCTGGTCTTAATGTCTGGTCAGTTTTAAGTAAGCCTTGAGGGATAGCATTATTCTTTAATAAAGATGAATTAGCTTTATTAGCAAAAAAATCTTGTTCCAGTTCGAGGGCAAGAGCTATTAACGGATTGACACCACGGACAGGGTTCCACGGATTGAATTCACGGAAGTGAATAATCTCATCGGAAAGAATAGGTACTAACTCGCCGTTGCTTTGATAGAACCAACGCCGCCTATGGTTCAAAAATTCTTCCCCCCCTGTTGGCAATAATTCCGATTGCATCCTTCGGGGGTTAAGAATGTAAATTTCTTTGGGTATACCGCCTGAATATTCTGAACCAAACCACCAAAAAGCCTCCCCCTCCAGAAACCACCAGGCGGCAGTTTCCTCCCATAAATCGTAACGGCTTAAATTGGTATTCGGTCTGCGGAATAAATCATACAAGTTCCCTGCGGTAACATCTTCACCGCCATTCTTAATTGTAAAATCTGCCCTTGCTATATTGCGGATTAAAATAGAGATTGCAATATTCACCCAGGCATTTATTAAGTAAGGTTCTCCTAGCTGGTCTTTATTATTAATATAACTATCATTAAATTCATCTGACAAGGAAAAAGAAAAATTTTTTTGTTCGATTGATTTATTTACTATATTAATTTTTTTAGTTTGTCGCTTATAGCCTGTTTTAAGTCGCTGTAAGAAGTTCATACCAGTACCACCCCTTGCTGTACATCAGAAAAAACCGCATAACGCAGGGCGTCTAAATAGTGGTCATTTACCTTTACAACCTGCCCCGCTTCATCACGGCAGTAATCCCATATTTCAGAAAGGACGCCTGTACAGGTTTCACAAACAAAAAATTGATTTCTCTCTATTTTGGCATTGATGAAGTCAATACCGCTTTCAACGCTGTTATTGGCTTTCGTTCCCCCTGTTATTTCCTGTATACGTTCCCCGCCGGCAGGGTCGCAATATGTAGGGAAAGTGCCACAGTCAAACATTCCTCTTGCATGTAATTCCTCATTAAAACTTTGCGTTGTCATACAGAAAGCGCCATAATCGCCGATGACATAGATTACATCACCTAACCAAGCTATTTTGACGAAGGTAATATTCAAACCAAAATCCTGTCCGGCGGCAAATCTGTCAAATTGTTCAGGAAGGTCAGAAACTTTGATAATCATGCTTTGATCAAATTTTTCATAAATCACGCCCTCCGGCTTAACCCACGAACCAAAACGAAAACGAGCTTTTTGTTTTTCAGGAAGAACGTCTAGTATGTTGGAAATATAATCTTCCGGCAAATTCTCTTTGTTATCGTCAGGGTTTAACAACATGGCTTGATACAGTTCTGGTTTATCCAGCGGTTTGCCGGTTAGAAAAACAAGTTTTAGGATGAATACTTTGTAAGCCCAATGTAACGGCGAGCCTGGGTTACAATCATAGAGGAATAAGTTTTTGCACCCTTTAACCCGCATAGCAAGCCGGGAATAGGCGGTAGTAACAGCGATATAGGAAAGCTGGCTAATCTCGTTAAAATAGATAGTGCAATACTCGTGTCCTAGTATTTTGTCCGCTTGCTCTCTATCGCCTAATCCCCCAATCCATATTTCCGAGCCATTGAAAAGTGTAATCATGCTCTCATGTGCTAAATAGGTGTAACCATTTTTCCCGATAGTGTTATCGAGCCACGGAATTAAAGTCTCCCGCAGTACAGAAGACCGAGCGTCTTTAGCGCGGTAACGGCAAATTAAATGTCTGGAACCCGCATACATCAAAGCGCGAAAAATAATCACCATAACCAGTACGGTCGTTTTACCGGAACGGGAACCGCCATACAGCAAAATATGTATTGCCCCGCTTTTAAGAAGGGCTAAAGCTTTTTGTTGAATAAGTGTAGGTTTAAAAACTACTGTGGTTCCCATATTCCCCGCCAAAAAAAGTGCCTGACACCGATTTACAAGCCTTGAAAATCAGAAACAAAGTTTAATTCGCCCTGTTTCGGTTCTGCTTTATCATTACCCGCAACAAGACCCGCCGCCTCACGTTCTGCTTTTATGGCGGTCTGTACCCATTCGGTAACAGTCCCTTGTGAAAGGTCGGCAGGGTTCATAAGGTCAAGTTTTTTTGAAACCACCTCAAGCATTTTCCCTGTTACTTTTCTGTGTATTTCTCCCTGTGCTTCTATGGTTTTCCGCAGTTCTGTCTGTTTTAGTTTTTCAAGGTAGCGGTCATAATCCGCAGCCCTTTCCCGCCAGCGGTACAGGGCAGCCCAATTACGCCAAACCTTATACCGTTTCGCCCTGACAGCCT